CTTCACAAACCCATTTTTTAAATATGGTTGCGATTGGTTTTCGACAAACAAATAATATTCTGTAAAGTCCCAATTCTGTTAAGAACGTCACAGTTTGTTCTCCACCTTGTGTTTTCATAGATATTGATGTGCGTTCGGTGTCATCAAAATTGCTTATTGTGGAGTTTATGTTACTCAATCCTAATACGACTCCAATATCACTTGCACGAAATAAAGGGTCGTTTGGTGTCCCAAGAATCGTTATTGGCGTGTGCATAAGGTTGTCATTAAAAGCTTTTATAATATCCATAGTTCCAAAGGGTGTAATGTATACATATATACCCTTCAATTCTTTATATCAATTTTTTGTTCATAATGAATTTTAACATAAAATAGCATAGTTTCCGTAGTAATAAAAGGTTATAAGCATTCGCTATAACCTTTTCAAATGGAAGTTTTTGCTTGTAAAGCATACAGTTTTTGCTCTCCTGACCTGTGTCTCATACAGCATTACCTTATTCCTCAACCACCTTGTACAGCATTGATATTATCCTATCACCATTGCGTCTTTTTCACTGTGATTTGTGAGCCCTTCTTCTTGAATTTATTAGGGTCATATTCTTCTTCATCATCAGAACCGAGGTTTTTCGACAATTCCCAGAACTGTTTCGCTCCCATTTTGAAATTTGGACGCTTTTCGGCCTTATACCAGAAGATTTGGTCTTGTAATCGGTTAGATTTGCTGTTATTATTAATAACAAGGCACTCATAATTCTCCGTACAACTGTCTAAAACCGAACAAAACGCCTCAAAAGTCGGAAACATCGAGGCATAATTCGTATAAATGCGTTTGCGATTTCCCCCTATATTTTCCCTTAATATGAAAACATAATCGATATTTGTCCTTAAATTAGGGGGTATTCCAAGCGGGTACTGCATAGTTATGATCAACATTATCTTCCAGTGACGGCCGTTCATAAAGAGGAGTCGCATAAGTTTATCACGAGTCCATTTATCGTCATAAAGACAATCATCAAGAATAACAAAAGTGCGTGGGTCGATGGAAGATTTTTTGAATGTTTCCTGTTCTTTCTTCATTTGCTTAAGAACGACTTTTTGTCTTCTTAAGATATTTTCGATAATAACAGAATTATATTCATCGTGAATGAAAAGTTTAGGAACAAGTTCAGAATAAAATCCGTTACTGGCTTCAGTTCCTGATATAACAGCCCCAATGGGTATATCCTGATGAAAAAAAAGAAGGTCTTTTACAAGAACACTCTTACCTGTATCTCTTCTACCAATCATTACAATTACTGGACCTTTCGCTCCTTCTATATCTTTGGCGTCAAAAACAATACTTTTCATATCAAACTTTTTTAGTTCTAAAGAACCTGAAGACATGATATGTGTTATTATGTATTATATTATATTTTGATACAAAAAACTAATAATATGGACTTTATTGTAATAAAAATACTTCTTTATTACAATTCTTTTTTTCTTACTTTTTATCTGTTGCTCTATCCATTGATTCTCCAAATATAACCATTCTTTATTTCGCCTGATGCTGACGCTTTTTTTAGAGACATGATAGACATTTGAAAATCTTTTGCTACTTCTCTATTCGAACCATATGTCTTTATGATATTTCTTGTTCTTGGGTCAATCTGATCGACGGATTTTGCTGATTTACTGACAATCTTTTCGGGTAGTGTATCTCTTGATAGATATTCATTTTTCATTTCTTCACTACAATCCTTGTAATACTTCCAGTAATGACCACTTGAAATTGATTCCTGTTGTATAGCACGTGAGAAACTATTACACTTCATCATTCTTGCATCAATCGCTTCTTTTTGAGAAGCATAAACTTTCATTATTTTAGTTTTTGTTATATCTATCATCGCCAACAATTGAAAACCCGCCAATTGTCTTGTAGCGACTGTATCTGGAATAGTATCTGGAACCGTCTCATCGTGTCTTACAAAATACCATCTAAAATCCTTGTAAATCGTATTATTCTCAGCCGCACATTTCAATGCAGCCGGTGTTATAGTATTACCATCAAACGATCTTTCTACATCTATTGGACTATCAAAAATTTTTATAGGATTTGTTAAATCTTCTATGTTGTATTGATAAACTTTTGGAGACCGTCTTCCTGTATCTCGTTTTACCATACTAAAATTACAAGTAGTAATATTGCCTAAAATTGGGGGGACTTGTTCTACTTCAATCTCATTATTTTCCTCAATTTCTGGTATAATTACTGGTTCAATACGAACACCTTGTTTTTGAAGTTCTAAATTAATGAGCAAATTTTGATTTTGTAGCAACAAATTCTCCTGTTGAATTTTAAGTCCTTCAAGTTTAATTGCTTCTGTTTTTTGAGCGGTTTCCTCTAATTTTATAGCCCTTTCATCTCTTTCAATATCCGTATTCTGGAAATTTTTTTTGTTATCTTGCATAATTTTTACGAATTCCTCGTATTGCTTTTTATCTACAAGATAGGTTTCTGACGACTTATTTCCATTCTTCATTTCTACAGGATAATTGAATTTTTTTATGAAATCATTATTATGTAAGAACTTTTCGAACTTTACATAATTATCAGATTGAATTACATCAATTAGTAGTATTTCTGTTGTGAAAGAATTCGATAAATTTGATTTACGCTCCTTGATTGATTGTGTTGCACCAATTTTTACGACAAGAGCGTCTCCTATGTTTTGTATCAAAAATACATATACAACATTCTTTAAATGAAAATCACTCACCAATCTTCTTTCTTTCTCAAGACCCTTTTCTTTTAAAAACTTTTTATATTCAACAAACTCGTTGTCCCTAATTTCTAATTGTTTTTTTAATTCTGTTGTTTCTTCTTGAATAACATCTTGTAACGTTTCTTCCAATGTTATATAGTATTCGTGTATTTGGTCTGCTTTAGTTGTGCTTGATTTAAGACAAAATAGATTGAACGTTTTTACATTCATCATTATTATTTCCTTAACATTACCGTTACTCCCTTTACGAGGGCATTCACCCGATCGGGAGAATGACGTTATATAATCTTTGTCTACTATAAAATGTCGTTCCAACACTCTTTTAGCAGCGGATTTTTGATTAAAACCCAACCATTCCCATATGTTATCCAAATCGATTACATAATCGTTTCTTTGGTAATTTAGAAAACAATAAAATGACGCAACAAATAGTTGCTGTTCTGTTTCATTGAATCTTTCCTTGATTTTGTTAAGTAATTTGCTATTGTATGTTCCGCTCAATCGTGTAATAGGATTATTCTCAATCAGTTCTACAATATCAAGAGATGCCATTGATACATATATGGTTATTATTTCTTTATACCATTTTTTAGTATTCAATACAATATATAAATGAATACTCGTGAGTATCTGTGGTAAATTGAAGACGTCTAAATAGACGGATTGAATTGTTTTCTCTGGTGAGCAAACAATTTAGCGATTCTGCTAAGTTGCAAAGCAAGATTTATCATTAACCCAAAGTGGTGAAGGAATTTCTCCATATTAAATCTTGATACTGCGGTTGCGGTAGCTCCTGCATGTTGATGTCATATTTTTACATTCCCATTCACCCATACTATTAATATCTTTAGCGTAAAAATTCGTTATAATGTATGATATTTATAAACTATAACAATTATATAGTTTAATGACTCCAGAACTATTTTTCTACATCTCACTCGCAGTAGTTCTTTTTATTCAAGGTTATTATTAATAAACATTTGTATCGATACAAAAATATAAATAGTTTTATTTAGGAACAATTCCCAAAAATTATAATCTATGTAAGATATATAACTAAATAAATGGCTGGTGCATTACTTCAATTGGTTGCTTACGGAGCTCAAGATGTATTTTTGACAGGAACCCCAGAGATTACGTACTGGAAGATCTCTTATCGTCGCCACACTAACTTTGCGATGGAGAGTATCGAACAGACATTCTCTGGACAGGCAGATTTCGGTCGCCGAGTGACATGCACAATCAGCAGAAATGGTGATTTGGCTTATCGCACATACCTTCAGGTGACTCTCCCAGAGATTAACCAGAGTATGAAGACCCAGACAGGACAGGGTGTCTATGCTCGTTGGTTGGACTACATCGGTGAGCAGCTCATCGCACAGGTAGAGGTCGAGATTGGAGGCCAGAGAATTGACCGTCAATACGGTGACTGGATGCACATCTGGAACCAGCTTACACTCTCATCAGAGCAGCAGAGAGGTTATTTCAAGATGATTGGTAACACGACCCAGCTTACCTACATCACCGACCCTCTCTTCGCCGAGGTGTCTGGCCCATGCTCTTCCGCCACTGGTCCATCACAGGTGTGCGCCCCTCGTAATGCTCTCCCAGAGACGACGCTTTACATTCCTCTCCAGTTCTGGTTCTCCAAGAACCCCGGACTTTCTCTTCCTCTTATTGCTCTCCAATACCACGAGGTCAAGATTAACCTCGATCTTCGTCCTCTTGGCGAGTGTCTTTGGGCTGTATCATCGCTTGGTGCCACATCTGGTATCCAGTCAGTCCCAATCGCTTACCAGCAGTCACTTGTAGCGGCGTCTCTCTATGTTGATTATATCTTCCTTGACTCAGATGAACGCCGAAAGGTCGCACAGAACCCGCACGAATATCTCATCGAGCAAATCCAATTTACGGGTGATGAGAGTGTTGGTTCATCGTCGAACAAGCTGAAGCTAAACTTCAACCATCCCTGCAAGGAACTCATCTGGGTTGTGCAGCCAGATGCGAACGTAGATTATTGCTCTTCTCTGGATGCTGCCCAGACGCTCTTCCGCACTCTTGGAGCTCAACCCTTCAACTACACAGATGCCATTGATGCTCTTCCCAACGCAATCCACGCTTTCGGCGGACCAGCAGAGACGAGTGGTTCCAACGCATTCATCACCTCCAACGGTCTCTTCCAGATGGCTGGAGCCACCGACAACACTGGAGTCCTCCCATCATCAGGAAACTGGGCTTTTACATCCAGCGGTGCCAGTCCAGACCTTCCATTCGGCCCACAGGACGGCAAGGCAGCAAACGGCTCATATGTCTCCGACGCTGGAACATTCGTTCTCGCAGAGACCGCACTCGACATGCATTGTTGGGGCGAGAACCCTGTTGTCACCGCCAAGCTTCAGCTCAACGGTCAGGACAGATTCTCCGAGAGAGAGGGCTCTTACTTCGACGTCGTTCAACCTTATCAACATCACACACGCGCACCTGATACTGGCATCAACGTTTACTCATTTTCTC